CGGCCCGGCACCCCGCGCCCGCAAGGCCCCCGGCCCGGCCCCAGACCGCCCGCCCCGGCACACTTCACCCTGCGAAAGTCCTGTGCCCGGGAGGGGGGATCGAATCTCTGGGAGCCATTTCTAGGCGACCGCGCCCCACTCTCGCGTGAATTTTCGCGAAATTCGGGGGTGGGGGTTAACAGCACAAAATGCAAAAACAGCCACCCCGCAGGCGGCTGTCCTATAGAACCAAGCAATATGAGGAGGTTTACCGTGAACACTCAAATGAATCTGCAGCGGATTGCCGTAGATCGGCTGAAACCTGCGAAGTATAACCCCCGCAAGAACCTCAAGCCAGGCGATCCTGCCTATGAAAAGATCAAGCGCAGCCTGGACACCTTCGGCTATGTGGATCCCGTGATCTGGAACGAGGTCACCGGCAATATCGTGGGCGGCCATCAGCGCTACAAAGTCCTGGTCGCTAGCGGCGCGACGGAAATTGACTGTGTTGTCGTCCACATCGAGGATCCCCAGGCAGAGAAGGCACTCAATATCGCCCTGAATAAAGCAACCGGCGATTGGGAGCCTGTTGCCCTGGCCGAACTCCTGCAGGACTTGCAGGCGTCCGGTTATCAGATGGACAACACCGGCTTTGATGCCGCCGAGGTCGATGACCTGTTTTCCAAGGTTCACGACAAGGACGTCAAAGACGATGACTGCGACATTGACCCGGATGAAGTCCAGCCCTTTGTGGAACCCGGCGATGTGTGGTTGCTGGGTCGCCACAAGATGGTCTGCGGTGACTCCACCAGCGCAGCGGATGTTGACCTGCTGATGGATGGCGTCAAGGCCAACCTGGTGGTAACAGATCCTCCCTACAACGTGGCGTATGAATCCGCTGACGGCAAGAAGATCCAGAACGACAGCATGGCAGATGGCGCGTTTTATGAGTTCCTGCTGGCTGCCTTCCGTAATATGGCTAGTCACATGGCAGAGGGCGGCAGCGCCTACATCTTCCATGCGGACACCGAGGGGCTGAACTTCCGCAGAGCCTTCAAGGAAGCCGGCTTTCATATTTCCGGCGTATGCATCTGGGTCAAGAATTCCCTTGTGCTGGGCCGTTCGCCTTATCAGTGGCAGCATGAGCCGGTGCTTTATGGCTGGCTGCCCAACGGCAAGCATAAGTGGTTTGCCGACCGAAAGCAGTCCACCATCTGGAACTTTGACAAGCCCAAGAAGAATGGCGATCATCCCACGATGAAGCCAATCCCGCTGGTAGCTTACCCCATCAAGAACAGCAGCGCACCCAACGCTGTGGTGCTGGATCTGTTCGGCGGTTCGGGCAGTACGCTCATCGCTTGCGAGGAAACAGATCGCATCTGCCGCACCATGGAGCTGGATCCCAAGTATGCCAGCGTCATCGTCCAGCGTTATGCCGCTTACAAGGAAAGCACCGCTGATATCCGGGTCATCCGAAATGGTGTGGAACTGACCTATGCTGAAGTTGTCCAGGCAGGTACATAAGGCTTTCACAGGTTGGAAATAAAAAAGAGCCACTCCCCCTAAGAGAAGTGGCTCGACTCCTATGCCAGGAGCCATGGACTGTGGTTATTCCTCAATGTATTCCGCAGCGGTGCGAATGTCCTCCAGAATGGACTCTTTCCATTCAGGATTCTCCACCCGCTGAACACGGGTGCGAAGGCTGTTAAGGAACTGACTGCTTCGGGTTTTATCCATGATGTCGTCAAAGACCTCACCCAGCCAGAACAGTTCCTCATCACTGCATTCGGTTAGGATGAATTCCACGGTTTCATCCATGTTTGCAGTGAACTGCTTGATCTCTTCTTCCCACCAGGGATCAGCGAAATACTGAGCGTTGGGGTTCGTGATCCTTTCTTTGATCACATGATGAAACTGTGTAAAGTCAGGCATTTCGTTACCTCCGTTTCTTTTTGCCGGGCTGATACAACCTGTCAGGGAAGATGGTTGCAATCTGACCGTTTGTCTTTATCACGCCAACTCTGACTCCTTTATACACGCCCCAGATAACCGTTCCGTTCCGAACTCCACGATTGTGCTTTAGCTGGCTAACATGCTCGCCAGCCCGCACCATGTCACGCTGAGTCCATGACTTCGGAAACCAAGCCATGCCCGTTCCATGGGATTTGACCTTATCCTTCATGGAGGGGATGTTGCCAACCCGAACGCCGTTAGGATAGGTCTTCACGATATTGTACTTGATACCGTTCTTATCCATGACTTCCATTGCGCTCTGCCCGTGGCCGCCACTCTTGATATTCTGGATCTTCCCAGTACGCGGGTTGCGCGTAAACCGACCATCAAACGAATGAATCAAGGCCCCATGATGCACACGGTTGCTTCCGTGGGAGGTGTAATAGCGTCCAGATTCACCGCTACCCATCAGCCCACCTTCTTTCGCTTTTGGGTCGTCCAATCGTCATAGTGGGCGACATGAAGGTTCGGAGGGGTGTCGGAGAACACATCACTTGGCATAGCTCCGTGGATCAGGACAATCTCCGGCTGAAGGAATTCCAGCATGGAGTGGAACCCATCATGGAAGTGCCGTTTGTTTTCCTCACCGCGCACACAGCCATAGGTACTCACCGACACGATTCCGTGCTTTTCAAGCCCCAAGAAGGCAAAGGGAATGTCTGTGATCCCGGGCCGATAGCTTCTTTCATCGCCCCAACGCACATTCGGCACCACATTCATGCCTTGTTCTTGGAGATAGCAACCCACGGCACGGCTCATATAGGTATTTGCCATTTGCAGAACCAAGGGCATATCCCTGTACAACGAGCAGTCAGGCGTGATGATGCCAGGGAACCTATACAGGCGCTCGATGTATTGCTCGGGGTCTTGCAGAAAGCCCTTAAACACCGCGTCATGCTCATAGAAATGCACATATTCAGCGTGGCTTTCCGAATAAGGGGTCTTCGAAAAAGGGATCAGATTTCTCGGGACTTCAACCCGCTTGGGCAACGCCATGCAGGGGATGTCCAGCACATCGTCAAAGGTGGCTGCATCAACCAGCCACGAGTAAAAACCGTCGTCAATCTTGTTCATAATCATCGGTATCCTTCCTCACTCATAACGAGTGATCGTTTTGTGCTTGGTTGACATGGGTGGCATGCACAAAAATATCGCAAAATCGCTAAAAAATATTGCGATCAGGATCCGGATGTGGTACAATTCTCAAACAGACTGTAGGATTGCACCGCATTCCTGCCCTGAGCGCATTGATTAGGTTGCTGCAACAACCTTTGTCAATGCGCTTTTTTGTGCACGTTTTTTCCTTTCAATAAGCATCCCCCCTTTCATAAAATCTAATCAGCGCCTTCTGGAAAGGTCAAGCAGATCGGTGAAATAGTACTTCCGGCCACGCTTGCGATCATCGCCCAAGAGAATGTGCTTTTCTTCAAGCTTATCCAAATACCGTTTAGCCTGACTGGTGGTTACCGAAAGCTGTTCGGCCAGGTAGGCAACGGTGATGATTGGCTGGGTGAAGATGCATTCGATGATCTTATCGAATTTCGGGCTGTTTACGCACTCCTGTACCACTTCTTTGGTCTGCTGATACAGCGCGTTGATCCCATCAATGTACCCAATGAGGCTGGTTGCCTGGATGGTGCACTTCTTCAAGAAATAGCGGATCCATTCATCATAGCTGCCATCCCGTGAGGCGGAGAGCATACGGTAGTAAACAGCCTTGTCTTGGGCAATAGCCTCGCTGATATAGAAGAAGGGGAAGTTGATGACCTTGGCTTTGAACAGATACAGACTCACCAACAACCGGCCCACACGACCATTTCCGTCCTCAAAGGGGTGGATGGACTCAAACTGTGAATGGATGATCGCTGCTTTTATGAGCGGATTGATCCCATCGTTCGCAGCATTCATGTACGCCAAGAGTTCACGCATGTACTTCTCGGTTTCTGTGAAGGAAGGCGGCGTGAAAACAACGGTGCCCACGCTGTTGACAATAAAATTGTCGCACTGCTTGTAGTGCCCAATACTTGCTGCCTTAGAAGGATGGGTAATTCCTTCCATCATCAGCTTATGAAGCGTGTGCATCAAGTCATCTGTAAAACCCGACCCCCGCAGATATTCGGCACCATAAAGCAATGCACGGGTGTGATTGCGGACTTCACGCATGACCTTGTCGTTTTCGCTTCGCACAGGTGCCAGGTTGTCTGTCAGCACATCGGTAATCGTGGTTTGAGTTCCCTCAATCATCATGGAGGAGATGACTTCCTTGTTGCGAAACATGGGCACTAAGATGCTGCTGAACTGATATCCATCAATCTTGGCCTCCAGCATACCCAAAAGCTTAGAGGCTTCAAACAGCTCATTCATGAAGCTGTTGGCGTTGTAATCCATAATACGGTCTTTCAGGGTTCTGAGCATAAACCACACCTCCATCTTCATTATATGTTGGTTAATCCCAAAAGTCAAGAGCCTAACCTGCATCTTTTTCAAAATCATGCAGGTTAGGCTCTGATGTTCCGGTTTAATATGCATTAATGTGAAAAACCGGGTGAATAGGTCTCCGGAAGTGGGAATCAAATGGAAAAAAGGCTGTGAATTTCTCCACAGCCCGTGTTGCCTCAAGTCAGAGAGGCAAAGTATTCAAGGATGCTAATTATGGCAAGGCCGCAGCTCGCCGACTACCCGGTAAAGTTCCCCAGAAGGGCGAGTAGGAAGTCAAGAACACTCTGCACCGACCTGCGATGATAACATATGAATGCGGCAATGAAAACGCTTATTACGGCGAACCACTAACTCCATACTACACCGAGGACGGATGTCAACACCAACAAGAAGTCCAACACTTTTAAACGTCTACTCAAACAGATACCCCCTTTCAAATTGTTTGCAGAGGTACTGTTCCTGAGCCGTTCAAAACCAATATACACCTATTTTTCTATTATGTCAAAGATTGGAGGTGACACCCATGGCTACTCGCGGTCGAAAACCCAAGCCCACGGCGCTGAAGGTTCTGGAAGGCAATCCAGGCAAGCGCCCGCTGAACGCGCACGAACCCGTGCCACCCAAGGGCGAAGTGAAATGCCCGTCCTGGCTTTTGCCCGAGGCAAAAAAGGAATGGAAACGCCTGGCTCCAGCGATGCAGGCTATGGGCATCCTGACGGTTGCCGATGAAAAGGCCTTCGCTGGTTATTGCCAGGCATATGCCCGATGGAAGGAAGCGGAAGAATTCATCACGCAGCACGGCTCCATCTTCAAGACGCCTTCGGGTTATGTACAACAGGTTCCGCAGGTGTCCATTGCCCAGCAGAACCTGAAGATCATGCAGTCCTTTTGTTCGGAGTTCGGCCTGACGCCAGCGACCCGCGCCCGGATCATTGCCGGTTGCGCAGATGGCGGTGCGTCGGATGACCCGATGGAGTCCATTCTGAAAGGTGGTTGGGGCTGATGTATGATGACCTGAAAGCCCAGCGGGTGATCCGGTTTATCGAATGCCTGCGCCACACCAAGGGTGAGTTCCACGGCAAGCCCTTCACCCTGCTGCCCTGGCAGGAGAAGATTATCAAGGATGTGTTCGGTACTGTCCGGGACGATGATCCGTCCATGCGCCAGTACACCACCGCTTATGTAGAAATCCCCAAGAAGCAGGGCAAGTCGGAGCTGGGCGCAGCCATTGCGCTAAACATGCTGGTCAACGATGATGAATGGAAGGCTGAGGTTTACTCCTGCGCTGCTGATCGCCAGCAGGCTGCCATTGTATTCGATGTTGCCGTGGACATGGTTCGCCAGTCTCCGGCACTTATGAAGCGCATCAAGATCATTCCCTCCACCAAGAGAATGGTCTACCAGCCCACCGGTTCCATTTATCAGGTGCTGTCCAGCGAGGTTGCCACCAAGCACGGTCTGAACGTGTCTGCCTGCATCTTTGACGAGCTGCATACCCAGCCCACTCGCGCCTTGTACGATGTTATGACTCAAGGCTCCGGTGACGCCCGAAAGCAGCCGCTTTGGTTTTTCCTGACCACAGCCGGTACTGACCGAAACAGCATTTGCTGGGAAGTCCATCAAAAGGCGCTGGATCTGATCGAGGGCCGCAAGCATGACCCGCGTTTTTACCCGGTTATCTTTGGTTTGCCGGATGAAGCGGACTGGCAGGACGAAAAGAACTGGTATCGCGCCAACCCATCCCTGGGGTACACGATCTCCATTGATAAAGTCCGGGACGCTTATCATAAAGCGCTGGAAACCCCAGCAGATGAGAACATGTTCCGGCAGCTGCGTCTGAACCAATGGGTCAAGCAGTCTGTTCGCTGGATGCCTATGGATCGTTGGGATGAGAACGGCGGCGTGGTGAATGCCACAGCCCTGGAAGGCAGGCCCTGCTATGCCGGGCTTGACTTGTCGTCCACCAGCGACCTGACAACCTTGGTGCTGGTTTTCCCGCCCACTGATGAAAACGAACCCTATACCGTGCTGCCATTCTTCTGGCTGCCGGAAGAAACCCTGCCGCTTCGAGTGCGTCGTGACCATGTCATGTACGACACCTGGGAGCGACAGGGTTTTCTTATGACCACGGAAGGTAATGTGGTGCATTACGGGTTCATTGAGCGCTTCATCTGCGAGCTTGGTGAGCGCTACAACATCCGCGAGATTGCCTATGACCGCTGGAACGCAACCATGATGGTTCAAGCCCTCCAAGATGACGGCTTCACCATGGTACCCTTCGGTCAGGGCTTCAAGGACATGAGTCCGCCCACCAAGGAACTGATGCGTATCGTCCTGGAACACAAGCTCAACCATGGCGGGCATCCTGTGCTGCGGTGGAACATGGACAACGCGTTTGTTCGGACAGACCCGGCTGGCAATCTAAAAATCGATAAAGAAAAGTCCACGGAAAAGGTGGACGGAGCAGTTGCTCTGGTCATGGCGCTGGATCGTGCCATGAAGAACCAGGGCGCAGGCGGTTCCGTCTACGATGGCCGTGGGCTTCTCATTATCTGAAGAAAAAGGAGGCTAGTAATGCTATGGTGGATGCGAAATTGCGAGAATCTGGATAAAGCCGTGTACGAGGGCGTTGGACGCTACAATATCCCCGAAATTGCACCGGTTATGCTGGATTCTGCCGACTTTATTGGCTTTAACTGCGCGAAAAGGTGCGAAAACCCCGGTGATAAAGGCGTTCATTTCTTCCTTCCGGACTATCAGTTCTTCCGGGTCTGGACAGGGGTTGAACTCTACATACCCATGCTCCAGAAGTTCAAGTGTGTCTGTACGCCGGATTTTTCGCTCTACACAGACTTTCCTTTCCCTGTCCAGCTCTACAATCACTACCGAAAGCACTGGCTGGGCCGCTATTGGCAGGAACGTGGGATCACGGTGATCCCCAGCATCTCATGGAGCGATGAGAGCAGCTATGCATGGTGCTTTGACGGCGAGCCTGTCGGCGGCACTGTTGCGATCTCTTCGGTAGGCACACAAATGGACAATACCAGCCGCCGCCTGTTTCGGCAAGGCTATGAAGAGATGATGGCCAGGCTCCAGCCTGCCACCATCTTTTTTCATGGAACGATCCCAGATTGGTGTCAAGGAACGATCGTGCCTATTCCTTCCCACCAGCAACGGCTCAGGGAACTGAGGTGATGCCGGTATGGGAGGCAGAGGCGGTCGCGCCTTCAAAACGACCGATGCCAGCAAGTCCAGAGCGTTCTTTGGTGTTGACCAGAGCAACGGCATGTTCCCAGACTGGAAGAAAGGTCTGACACCGGAGCAGCTGGCAGCGGTTCGCCTTTACACAGGTTCCGCTTATGAGGATATCAATGAAGCGCTGCGTATTGTCGGCTTGTCCTCATCGTCCTCGCGTATGCAGGACACTGTCGAAAAGATCACAGAAGCTCTCAGCAAGTTTCATCTGAAGAAAAGCCTGACAGTGTATCGCGGAGCCAGCGGTGCTATCTTCGGTGGCGCAAAGACGGTGGAAGAGATTAATGCCATGGCCAAAGCAGGCGCACGAATCACAGACCGTGGTTTCATGTCCACTTCCGCTTCCGAAGGCGCTCAGTTTGGTGGCGACTATCGGTTTGTGATCACTTTTCCCGCTGGTACCGGTCGCGGTGCCTATGTGGCACCCGTTTCTCACTTTGGCAGTGAGAACGAGTTCCTGCTTCAGCGCAATTCAACCTTCAAAATCGTCAAGGCAGTAACCAACGGTTACCATATCGATGTTCACCTTCGATTGGAACCGGAGAGAAAGAAAAAGAAATAACAGGAGGCTCATTATGGATAACAAACGCAAGGATCGTTTCACTTCCAAGGAAGGCGAGCTGATCATCACCTATCCCGAAAAGAAGAAGCCCAAGTCTGCAAGCAAGCCCAGCAAGCCGGATCGCTCCAAGACCAGCGGTACCCGCAAGGGTGGCAACTGATGCCCCGCAAGCCCCAGCGGCCCTGTCGACACCCGGGCTGTCCTAATCTTTCGGATGGCGTTTACTGTGCAGCGCATAAAAGCCAGTACATGCGTGAGAACGCTGCCCAGCGCGGGTATGGCTCTCGCTGGAAGGTGGCCAGGAAGCATTTCCTTGACCGCCATCCGCTCTGCGTGGAATGCCTGAAGAATGGGAAGATGACCCCCGCAACAGTGGTCGACCATATCGTTCCTCACAGGGGCGATCCGAAGCTGTTCTGGGACAACGCCAACTGGCAGGCGCTGTGCAAATCGTGCCATGATCATAAGACTGGCACCGGAATGTAATCCATAGGAGGTGTACCATGCGACTATTCAGCCGTATTAAGGCGCGGGACAAGCCCACGGATGCTGTGAGCGCTGCGCCTGTATTCTACTTTGGCACCAGCGGTTCGGGCAAATCGGTTACCGCACGATCTGCCATCCAGGTGTCAACGGTTTATGCTTGTGTGCGAGTCATTGCGGAGACCA